ATTCGGATTAATATTAAGGAAATACTCGAGCTCCCAAACTTCATTATTATGTAAATCATAATATCCTAAAAAGGGTAAATCCTCACCCTCAACCTCATCTGAATCAGTAGAATGACTAGAACCTCCTTGAGGTCTAATAACATCATCTGGTAATTCAGAAAATTCAGCTGGAACTTCTTCGCTCTCAACATTTTCATGTTTTATAATATTCTTATAAGGGTCAGAATACTTAAGAACTTGTTCTTTAAAACGAGATTTGTGAAGAGCAAATCGTTTCCGATGTTCTAACTCAAGAGCTATAGCATCATTAACAACTTGTTCAAATTCAACAACTCTAAAGATATTATCATTTTCATCAGTCTGATGATATAATAATTGGTCTGGTCTTAAATCAGAAACTAACTCCCCATCAATCTCCAAATCTCTTGGATCATTAACAGTTGTAAGAGGTAATTTAAGTTTATCAATACGAGATTTCCATAACTTATCAGCCTGGATCTGTTTCTCAGTCTTCTTTTCAAATTGATTAATACGAGATTTTGGAAGTTTATTCTTATCTATTCGATTATTCCAAACATCTTTTCCAATATCAGCGTCAACCATAAATTCAGGTTTCGGAGTTACAATATAAGACAAATGGAATCTACGTCTCAAAGCCTTATTCGAATGAATAGCTTGAGATTTCAACTCTTGTTGATTAGTAGTAGCCCAAACAAATTTAGGATGGACATAAACATTTCCTTTGGCTTCCAGATGAGCCATATGAGCACGATACTCATCAGTGTTAATAACTCTAATAAGCTCCATAGCTTCACAAGCTGGAGATCCAGCTACATCTCTACTCTGTAAAATATCATCGTAAGTAAATACTCTAGCCTTATTGGTAAGACTATCCATAAATACTAACTCTTGTTTACGAGAGTAGATATATAACCCCGGATTTCTATCAAATTCATCACGCTCTTCATCAGTAACCACAGCCGAAGCAGTAGCATGAGAACCATAGAGCATACCAATAGATTTGGCAACTCCAGGTCCTCCAGATAAGAGAACAGCAACTGGTTCTTGACGGATTCCAGTCAAAGAAACATCATTACGCTCCATCTCAACAGTTATCTTATTCAAAGAATTACAATTTTCTTGAATTAATCTAAGAATACCCTCAGTATCTCTACTTCGACGTGTGTTCTTCAAGATTTGTCTTCCTACATCTAACAATGTAAGAATTTCAATATAATTATATTCAGTATGAGATAAAGTATTCCTATTATGTTTAAAACAAACTACTCTACATTTTTGCATAAATTCATCAATTTCAGTGCTAAATGTATTCAACAATGAAACAGGACTCAAATTAAGTATATCAGTCCTAATGGTATTGGCTATATATTGAATAAACTTCAACATAACCTTCGACAAGTCAACAACACCTTGCTTAGATCTTGAAAAATCTTTAACAAAATCGGTAACACGAATCGAAGCACTCTTACCGGACTTACCAGCAAGAATAGCCAAAGCAAAAGTTGCAACAACTTCTGCAATACCTTCAGCATCACTTTCACTCATCTGAGGTACTATCTCATCCATTTCTACTTCAGGATAAAGAGGTATAACCACGGAAGCTTCCATAGTAGCAAGGAGCAAATCATTCAATTTTTCACCACAAGACAATCCAAAATTAAAACAAGAAGCTACATACAAAGTATATGTAGTCCAGTTTTTAAATTTAGCATAAAGGCCATAAGTCACGACCAATAAAACGCCAGGGGTAAATCCTTCTCTAAGTGTACTAAAATATCCGTTAACTTGTTCTAGCGTATCGTTACCGGAATTAATTCCACTTAAATTAGGAATTTTTGATACTAATTTTTCCATTACTTGAATAAAATTCTTACGTTCTTCAGTATCAGGAAGTTTATCTTCAACAATATCGATCATATCAGGAATTTGCTCAGCGAAGGCTTTAAAACCAAACACATCAGTAAAAGCAGAAAATGGATTAACCATCTGGGGTCTTATGAAGAGTTTATTATTTTTATCATCCC